GGTGTATCAACAGCCTCAAGTGTACACATTCCAGGACATATAATACAGATACAAAGAGCTAGTATAGGTGGTAATATTTCGACCTCATCTACTACTCCGGTTGCTAGTGGTTTACAATGCAGTATAACTCCTTTATATTCCACAAGTTTAATTCAAATTAGATTACTTGGTGGAAGAAGTTACGTTGCCGCTAACCAACAATTAGATGTAAGTCTTTACAAAGATGGTTCAAATGTAAACACAGTTGGAACTGGTCGTTGGGAATCTATGTATACAAATGGAACAGATCATCATCACGGAGGTTACTCAGCATGTTGGTTTGAAACAGCAGGCAACACCAGTGCAAGAACATACGAACCTTATTTTGATGTTGGATCAGGAACAGGGTATTTTACTAACAGCCCAGGTGGAAATAATGAATACTTGGTACATCTTGTAATAAGTGAGATCGCACAATGAGTACACTCAGCGTAAACAATATTGTTGAAAAAACAACAAGTCATGGTGTAAAAATTCCGGGACATGTTGTTCAGGTCGTACAACATGTTTTTTCTCCTGTAATAAGAGCGGCAAGCGGTAGTACAAGTTTTTCAGCTACAAATATTTCAGGTGCAATTACACCAAAATACAACAACAGTAAAATACTAGTAATGGTTTCAACAACAGGTAACAATAATAATACAGATGATACAACTTGTATTGCTACCATCTACAGAGGCAATACAGACTTGAGTGGACAGACTCAAGGTATGTGTGTAGTTGAGACTAGAGGTGCTAGGTCACACGGAGCAATATCTATGAATTATTTAGATGATCCTCAAACAACAAATGCAACTACATACAGTGTTTATTTTAGATCAAGCACTGGGTCAACAGTTGAAATACCCTTTTCTGAATACGAAACTGCCACACTTATATTACAAGAGGTTGCACAATGAGTACACTAAAAGTAGATAATATTCAACACACCAACGGTACAAGTGCTATGTCGATTGACACAGCTGGAAGAATACTTACTCCAGCAAGACCTACTTTATTTGCTGATATGCACAATGGAAGTAGTGCGGCTTACGATACTATACAAAATATGTCTGTTGTTCCGTATAGAAGAGTTATATCTGGTTCTGGAATTACATTAAGTACTGGGGTTTTTACAATTCCTATTACAGGTTTTTATCAAATTAATGCAACAATATTAAATAATAATTTAGAAGACCTTGAACTAGCTCTTACAGTTGGTGGTACTAGTTCTAGTAATATTATACTTAGAGCTTTCTCAAATGATGACAACAGATTTGTTAATCTTCATATGGCATTACAGTTAAATGCAAATGATGCTTGTAGAATAATAAACGCTTCTGGCGGTGCTAGAGGATTTCATAGAAACACAGATGCAACTGACAGGTACAGTGCATTATCCGTTTACTTAATCGGATAAATATTGGTATCAAAGGAATATACGAATGACAGATATAGCACAAGCATTAACTGAACTAGGCATTACAGAATGGGTCTTAAGAGGAAAACCCACAAGCAAAGAAGAATTTGCCAGTATGTATGCCAAAGTAACAGGTGCAGACGCTAATGGTACAGCAATAGAAAGCACAGCAGAAAGTGATTGGGGTTGTACTTGGGAAGATGTAAAAGCAAAAGCAGATGAACTTCTAGCCGCAGAACCTATGCGTTTATTGAGAGAAGAACGCAATCGTAGAATTGCTACAAGCGACTGGATGGCTAACAGTGACGTTACAATGGCTGATGATTGGAAGACATATAGACAAGCACTCAGAGATATTACAGAATCAGCAACTAGTTTAGATGATGTAACATGGCCCACTGAACCTGGAGAAGGATAATGCCCACAAGTAAGAATTTTGAACTAGGTAGTTTTGCAGGAAATGTTGATCACGATCCAAGTACTGGTGATACAGAAATTTCCAACAATATTACACTAACAGGTGAACTCAGAGGTCCGAGTACATTTATTATTGACCCAGCTGGCATAGGTGATAACACAGGTCTATTACAAGTTAAAGGTAACTTGCAAGTAGATGGCACTACAACTACAATTAACAGTACAACACTAGATGTAGATGATAAAAACATCACTATAGCTTCAGGATCCCCAAATGCGGCATCGTCAGATGGAGCAGGATTAACAGCAGACTTAGGTGTTGACGGAACAGCAACATTTACATATGACGCCGCCAATGACCGCTGGACAATGAATAAATCTTTGTTTGCAACCATCGAAGGTATGAGCATAGATGACCTCACAGACGTTGATACAACTACAAATGCTCCTACAACTGGGCAAACTATTGTGTGGGATGGCGCCAAATTTGTACCTGGAGATAGCTTCAGTCAAGCAGAATTTGATACATCATTTGCGGCGAAAAATGTAGGAGATCTCAATGATGTTGATACTACTGGAGTTGCAGACGGACAAGTTTTAGTATATAGTTTAGCAAATAGTAGATTCGAACCAGGCACCGTAAGCGGCGGAGGCGGCGGTGGAAGTGGGTTGTTTGCCTTGTTAGATTTTTAATAAATAACTATAACATACAAGGAAGAACATGCCAGCATTTACGACATATAAAACATCAACTATTAACACTACTACAGGTACAACTTTAGTTACTTGTGGTGCTGGACAACACTTTTTACATAGTGCATATGTTACTAATGTCGAAGGCAGTGCATTACCTATTACATTAGAAATAGTACATGCAGACACAACTGTGACACATGTTGCTCACAAGTTGAAGCTTTTTCCTAATGAAACAGTGGACTTGGTATATCAAAATAAAATATACTTACTAAATGGAGATGCCTTAAAAGTTAAAGCAGACAGAGCGAGTGCTTTTACTGTAACAGTCAGCTTATTAGACCAGGCGTTATAAAATGACAATGAATAATTCAAGAACAGATAGTACAGGCGGTATATATACAGGAACACAATATGGTGATAAAACATTTTATGGTTTTAGATTCGATGGGTCAACTGGAGATTTACAAATAGAAATCATTGATGCCAATGATGAAGATCCTATTGTAATACCTGATACCATTTATCCAGAGATAACGGATGCAAATGCATATGTTCAACACTTTTGGAGTATTGATGCTATCGAGTTTGATATCGATAGTTCAGGTCATTTAAGGATGAAGTTTTTATCATGAGGACTGGCATAAATACATTTAGTAAATTTAAAGACAGGACGCAATAAATGGCTACGATTATAGACCTCGGAAAACTTAGATTTCACTTTGCAGGCACCTATGATGCCGCAACAGAATATGAAATGAATGATATCGTCAAGTACGGCGGTAATGTTTATGTATATGCCAATGTGGTTAAGAGTACAGGAAACATTCCTACTAATAACGCATATTGGACATTAATGATCGAAGGCTTCAAGTTTAGATCTGAATATGACGCGGCAACGCAATATCGTGTAGGCGATGGTGTTACACACGGTGGTAAAGTATATATTTGTGTATTAGATACACAAGGAAACACTCCTCCGAATCCAACATACTGGAGTCAATTTGCAGACGGTATTCAATGGGAAGGTGACTTCAACATTGCAACTGCATATCAAAAGAATGACCTTGTAAAATACGGGTCTCAGGTCTATATTGCAAAACAAGATACAACAGGTAATGCGCCAACAGATACAAACAACTGGGACAAATTTGTTGAAGGTATTAGTGCTGAAGGTGTATACAACTCAGCCTCTACATATCAACCAGGAGATTTAGTAGCATACGGTGCAAACATTTATAGATGTACACAAACATCATTAGGTAATTTACCAACAAACCTTGCATACTTTGAAATTTTTAGCACAGGTAATGATTATCAAGGCGAATGGAATACTAGTTCTAACTACAGAGTTGGTCAAACAGTACGCTATGGCGGAAATGTTTATAGAGCAAAAGTTGACAATGTAAATACACAACCTGACACTAACACAACAGAATGGGAAGTGTTCAGTACTGGTGTGAGAACCAGAGGCGATTGGGCTACAGCAACCGACTATGCAATTAATGATATTGTTGCATATGGAGGTAACACATATGTTGTTTTAGAAGGACACACTTCAGGTGTATTTGCAACAGATTTAGCCGCAAATAAATGGCAAAAATTTAATAGCGGTGTACGCTATATGGGCATATGGACAATTGGCGTCGACTATAAAAAAGACGATATTGTTAAAAACAGTGTGAGTACATATATTGCAAAAATAGATCATACAGCCGGCGCAGACTTCTTTATTGATTTGAACACAAATAATTATTGGGATGAATTTGTTGCAGGTGCTAGTTATGTGCTTCCAAATACAGCAGGTAATGCTGGTAAGTATCTACAAACACCAGATGGTTCAACATACAGTTGGCAGTTTAGTGGTGAAAATGACAAAATTTTCTATGTAAGTGAAGACTCAACTAGTAGTGCTGATGATGTAAATCACGGTGCGGCTATTGACTATGCGTTTGCTAGTGTTAGATATGCATGTGATTATATTAATGCAGACGTAGCAAACAGAACACCAGCTACAATTTTTATCAAAGACGGAACTTATAGTGAAGTGCTTCCGATACATATTCCACCAAATGTTACTATTGTTGGTGATGGACAGCGTAACTGTATCATTCAGCCAGCGGCTGGTAATGGAGACAACGGTGTACCTAACGCAGAAGAAACTATGTTTTATGTGAACACAGGTACAATGATTGAGGGTGTAATTTTAAAAGGCTTAACAGGATTTAGTCTTGGCACTCCTGGAGATCCACTAACTAGTACAGTAAAAGGTTGCTATTTTAGATTAGAACCAGGTTCTACAATACTTAAATCACCTTACATCAAAGAATCAAGTGCGTTCTCAACTGGAGGCGTAGGTGCTATTGTTGATGGATCGGTTGTTGCCTCAGGCACAGCGGGTAGTATGGTGTTTCACACATTTACACAAGTGCATGATGGCGGTATTGGCTTTTGGGTAAGCAACAACGGATTGAGCGAGATTGTTTCTTGCTTTACTTACTACTGTGATTACGGATACGCAACAACAGGCGGCGGTAAGATTCGTGCATTGAACGGAAACAACAGTTATGGTATGTATGGTGCGTTGAGTGCTGGATATGATACAAACGAAGTAGCCGCAGATGGATATATCTATGGTGATACACTAACTTATACTAGAGCATCACTTAATACTACTGACGGGTTTACTGTGGGAGATAAAGTTACTCATGGTACAACAACTACAAACAAACCAGCAACAGCGGTAAGCATTGAACCAAACATGACCATTACTACTGCAAAAGATGCAACGGTGTCAGCAGTAACACAAGCTAACCCAGCAAGTGTAACAGCTACAGCTCATGGATTTGCAACAGGGCAGTCAATTAGTTTTGCAGGCGTAGTTGGAATGACAGAACTTAATGGTAACAGTTATACAATTACAGTAGTAGATGCAGACACATTTACACTAGATGGAACAGACAGTAGTGGATTTACAGCATACACCAGTGACGGTACAGCAACACTAGGCGGAGCACACGGCTTTGCAGACGGTGATATGATGGCATTTAAAGACGTACTGCCAAATGATTGGGCAAAGACATTAGGTAGTCATGGCACAGCTAGCATGTACAATAGAACTTGGTATGTTGATGTTGTTGATTCAACAAGTTTTAAAGTTTGTACAAACCCAGACTTAACAAATTATTTTGATAGTAGTGCAATTAATGGGTGGAGTACAGTAACAGAAGTAATTGCTGATGCTACTAGAAGTAATCCAGTTATCTTAACAATAACAGGACACGGATATAGTAACGGACAGGAAGTAAAAAATATTACTGGCGTAGTTGGTATGACAGAACTTAACAACAATACATACTATGCGAATAATGTAACAGCGAACACAATTGAATTGTTCAGTGATGCTGGCGTAACAACTTCATTAGATGGTACTGGATTTGGTGCTTATGTAAGTGGCGGTACAGCAAGTAGACTTATTACAGGTACATTATTTACAAGTGGAACAATGATACATTACGGTGCAACTACATCGGAAATTGCAAATATTCAAACAAACATTCAGCCAGCGGCTAATCACAGATTAGTTGTAAACAATACAAGAAAAGGTTATACAGGTAAAACAGTTAAAGTATCAGTAGTTGATGCAGGACACGGACTTGGAAATCAATATGTGTTTGATGGGGAACTACTTGGTTCACATAAAATGGATACACTACATAGACTGTATATCTTTGAACAGAACGATGACAGTAATGATGGACACCCACTGTACTTTAGTGAAACACAAGACGGCATTCATAATGGTGGAACAGAATTTAATCCAGTTAAAGATGCTATAACAGGACTAACAGGAAGTGCAGTTGAATACTACTTAGATGGTGCCAAAGTAGCTGATTTAGCCGCATACGCCTCTGGATTTAATGCCGCAACCAACAGAGAAGTTTGGATTGTAGGAGCGGCTCCAACAAGTAACAAACTTTACAGTGTATGTTATAGTCATCCAGGAATGGGTGGTGGTACTAGTTATACAGCTACAAGTGCTACATACGAACCAACAACTGGTATTATGACAATGGATATCGGAACGCACGGATTGAATGTTGGTGCTAACCTTGAAATATCACAAGACAGTATGATTTGGACTTGTGCTCAGGACAGTCACGGAACAAATCACACATATCCAAGAGCAACAGACCCTGCTAAGAATAGTGTGTTTGTAAAAGTTATTCAAGCAACCAGCACCACAGTTACAGTAAATGTTGGAATAAGCAGTAATGTTTCAGATCATATATTTGTAAGTGCAACAGCAGGTGCAATTCACACAG